TCTCTAGTCGCCACCCCTCGGGAATTACATACCCGGTGAGGTCTGCTACCCCTGGAGGTGGGCCCGCGTGAAAGATGCGATTGACCCTACCTCTGTTGTCACGCACCTTGATGTCACCTACGTTTTGCCGCCAGATCTTCAGGTTGCTTCGTTGCCCAATAGCTATAGCTAGAGCATTGGTGAATGATGCTTCTTTCATGTGGTCAGCTCTATGAGCAGGTGCTGTTCTTCTGTGCCGGTAACGCTAAGCAGTCCGGTCCTGTAAGCTTCCTCGCGAGCCATGTACCAAGTATCGGCCATCACGATGCCCTTCTTTCGTTTGCGATACACTACCTTCCAAGGAACTTGCGTACCTGGTGGCGTTTTGAATTCACGAATCGTCATAGCGGCGGATCCTCTCCGTACTTCTTTGAGTACACAACGTAAGCCCATCCGGGCTTGTACCCTTTGCTGATTCCGATAGAAGTGATGCGGGCCCAATCTAGAGCCTTGTCCTCAAAGCTCACGTGCGAGTAGTCGACTTTTGGGACTCCGAATGAGTTAGGCGGAAACGTTCCGAACCGTGCCTTGTACTTCTTTCGAGCCCACCCTACGCCGTATCCCTTGTCTGTTGCGGCCTTGCACAACGAATCCCATACAGCGCGCTTTTCGTCAGTGGTGGCCGGTCGAACTTCTATAAGCTCGCCAGCGCGCTCAATCGTCTTGTCAACCGGATCGTCGTCCGTCTTCGATTCAGTCGTGAAACAGTGACCGCAAACAGGGCAGACTTGAACGAATGAGACGAGCAAAGCTAGACACTGTGGACATGACTTGTGCGCCATCGCTCCACGTGGTTCTGGAGGGTCAAGTGAATATGTCCTGTCCTCTTGAGGCAACCCGTGCTCTAGCAGACATCCGGCATGGTCCAAAATGACTGGCATCGGCTTACCCGGACACGAGCGAAGCACGCGGCCTACCTGCTGCATGCACAGAGATTCAGACAGCGTTGGCCTAGCAAGAATGGCGCATCCAGTTTGGGGTGAGTCCCATCCTTCGGTGAACAGGGCACAGTTGCTCACCCCGTCGATCTCGTGCGACTCAAGCATCTTCAGAATGCGCGAACGCTCTTGGATGGTGCTGTTCCCATCCAGATGAACGAACCTGAATCCGGCATCACAGAACCGTTGAACGATATGTTGACTATGCTTCACGGAACACGCGAAAGCGACAGTTCTAACGCCGTTCGCTCGTTTGCGCCAATGGTCCACGATGTCACCGACAAGCGTGTCTACATCCATGGCGATAGCTAGTTGAGTCTCATCGTAGTCACCTCCGACCACGCGGACGCGGCCTAGGTCAGCCAGATCTTCGCGTGGGATCGCGAACACTCTAGGCTCTAGGATATACCCGTCCTTCATTAACTCTAGCGGAGTGCGGACTACTACGATGTCTTGATAGTACTCGTTGAGTCCTTTCCGATCGGAGCGCCACGGTGTTGCGGTAAGTCCAACGTGAGTCTTGCCTGAGTAGTGCTCAAGCAGTTTCATGTAGGACTTTGAACACGCTCGATGGGCTTCATCGATAAAGATGATGTCGGCAGTAGGAAGAGACCGTCGCGCTAGGGTCTGAATCGACGCAATGCAAACCGGTGCATCGGGCCTGAACCTAGCAAGTCGCCAGATATCATCGTCGGTGACCCATTCTGTGGATACTGGAGGCGCTCCACGTAGATGCCTGTCAGGCATCATTACGCTTACGGATCGCACGTCCACTCCGCCACGTACGAGCTTGCACACCGCCTGAATGATGAGTTCGCGACGGTGTGCCACGAATAGAACGCGAGAACCTTTGGTGATAGCTGACACGATGATGGCGGAGGCAACAACCGTCTTACCGCCTCCGGTAGGCAACACCATCAGTACGCGCTTGATCCCGCCACGCAACAGAACGCGAATGCGCTCTATTCCTTCGGCTTGGTACGGGTAGAGGTGGAGCATGACACGCGGTTGCGAAAGGCTACGATGCCAGCGGCCAACGCTACTGGAATGCTTGCGGCGCTCCTTGATATGACAGCAGTGAGCATCACAACGAAGGCTCCTCCAGCTCTACCTGGCATTGCTTCGATGCCTACAATCGGATCGTTGCTGTCTGTGTATATGTGAGCGTCGCGAGGCATCTTCCGCAACACGTCAATCGCCTCAGCTACTGTCATCGGGCCAATGACAATGCTAGTGTCATCGATGCTCATTTTGGCTCCAGCCCGATAAGCTTCTTGATTGCCTCTACGTCGGATGGATCCGACAGGTCCGCACACAAGTCAGCTAGCAGGTTATATGCTTTCATTATCGCGTCATATTTCGCCGGTTCGCGCGTATCGTGGCACGTCATGGCGATTGCAGGCTCAGCGATGTCTGGTTTTGGGTCAAGGCTATTCGCGTGCTCCAGCACCCTACGGATCCAGCACATCACCATATGAGCGTGTTCGCGCGGTAGCTCGTCGAACATTCTCACCATCTCGACACGGTCCCTTACGCGCTCGAAGTCGTTCCGTTTGCACGTCATACGGCTTCCTCTTCTGATGGTGCAGCCACCGGGTATGGGTTCGGGTCTCGTTTGACGCGCAACATGTCAAGTAGTGACATCTGTTTGCCTTTGGCGTTAGGCTCGACGGTGGCGAGGTTCTTAGCCGCCTGTTCAAAGTAGGATCGCTTCAGTTCGAAACCAATGAACTTGCGACCTTCCTCTAGAGCAACGTACCCTTCCGAACCGATTCCCGCGAACGGAGATAGAACAACATCGTCCTTGTTGCTCCAAAGGTTCAGACACCGGCGAATCACGTCAAGCTGTAGCGGGCACACGTGCTTTTCGTCCGCATCTTCACGAGCAGATCTGGCTTGCAGAGTGTCAGATGGATCGATGTCGGGCCACACAAGAGCGTGCCACTTTGCCCAAAGGTCTGGTGGGAATTCGATCTTGTGGTCAGTAGACCACTCTACATCTTGCCAAACCGGAGATGCCCACTGTTGCCACAGTGAGATCGGGAACTCTGTCATAGAATGCGCCACCGGACTAGGATTGGTTCCAGGCTTGCGAAAGACCAGAACGTAGTCAGGGATCCCTTGTCGCGACATGCATGAGTCTTTGCGTACCTGCTTGTGCAGCAGGCCCAATGCCTTCGTTCTCTGCATTGCTGTCACCGGGTCCTTCCAGATGATCACCCGTGAGTGCCAGATAAGACCAGCCTCCGTAGCCGCTCGGATGATGTCACCAGGAAAGTCGATGAGCCCAATCTGCCCGTCGCGATACTTGAGCGTTGGGAGATCCATGCAATGCACACATATGTTTCGGCCCGGCCGCATGACTCGAGCCATGTGCGGCATCAAGAAGCGGAGATGTTCCGAGAACTCGGCCCCGTTCGAGCAATTGCCCATGTCGCGATCCGAAGCGCTATACGTGTACAGGCTAGCGAATGGTGGCGAGAACACGGACACATCTATGCTCTCGTCAGGGATGCCGGCGATAGCGTCGCACACGTCAGCGTTATAGATAGTCCAGTTCTTTCCGTCGCGCTGGTCTAGTACGTTCATTCAGGGTCAACGCTTTCTAATGAGGGAATCGTGTCCGACTTAGTGTCTTCGTAGCGCTGAACGATCTTACGAATACTGTCAATCGTGTCTTCTACCGTCTGTTCTTCGCGCTCAGCCGAGCCAGCTATCGAGTGAAGCTCATCGGCGACGAGGTCTGACTCTGTGTATACTTCGGGTCCGCGTTGTCCTTCCGGAGCATCTTCGGTCAGTGTCGCCTCTACTGCCAATGGTATCGCGAATGCTAGGCTCATGATCGAGTCGTTGATCAGTTTGCCGGCATTCGAAGGGAACGGTTGCCCTAGGTGAATTAATCGCTCCAGTGCCATGCACATGTCTAGAACAGCATCTCTTCGTGCAGTCATATTGTCCGGGTCCTTTCGTTGTAGCACCATGCTGGAACGGTCATTCGCGCCAGCGGTCTATACTCGTCTGTTTCGCGCTTGCCGGCGGTTACCGACCCGCGCACGAACGAAGACACATGATGTCGCGTTTCTGCCACAAGCCTGTCAGCCTTCGCTTGCTTGTCTTTCAGATTGGCAAGCACGTTACCTTCGAGGGCTGAGGTTACGATATGGGCATCGACCTCGCCTTGCACTCCGAATCTCCACGATCGGCGCGATGACTGATAGAACTGTTCCCATGAGTGAGACACTCCGCAATATACGATGGTGCGCGCAAACTGTAGGTTCAGGCCGTGTCCGCACATCGACGGCTTTCCAATGAACACCTTGGAACGTCCGCTGATGAATGACTCGATGGCGTATTCCTTCTCGGTGTCCGTCATCGATCCGCATACCTCTACAGAGTTCCGGATTGCTCGATGAAGCTGTTTGCTTTCATCGTTCAGGTCGCACCAAACTATGGCTTGACCTGAGCAACCGTTAGCAATCTCAGCGGCCTTAGCTACCCGAACACCGATGGTAGCCTTGCGTACTCGCCGTTGTTCGATCATGGTTTCGGCTGGATCAGCAAACAGCTTTCCCGCCGATCTGGCATCCTCTTCAGTGGCCGGTATGCAATGCTCGTGGTAGTGTAGCGCTGGTAGAATGTACCCGTCATCTGAGCATCCGATGTCCGATGGGTACTTTACGATTGCTCCCCACGAACATACCCACTTCCAAAACGCATCCTCCGCATGGCCCTTTATTCTCCAGTCCGCCGTGCTCCCTCCGTCATGAATGAAGAATGTTGACAGCATCTCGGAATGCCGCAACAATCCAAGGAACTCAGATTGGCCTCCTAGCTCCGTGTGGTCATTCGGGGATGGGGTGGCGGATGCGGACAGACGGAACGGGACAGAAGAGCACTGGTCAATGAGCGCTCTTCTTACGGATCCGTCCAGTGACTTCAGAATCGAAGACTCATCCAATGCAACTCCAACGAACTGACTCAAGTCGAACCGATGAAGCTTGGCGTAGTTCGTAACGTAGACACCTGGCCCATCCACGTGACTCTGTTCTGTTACGATAGTTACCTTGGTGGCCAGCTTCGCAGCTTCCCTCACGAATTGCTGAGACACTGCGAGAGGGGCAAGGATTAGGACCGGACCGTTGCGCCACTCGGCTACCACTCTACACCACTCAAGAATCATCCAACCTTTGCCGAGTCCAGTGTCTGCGAATATGGCAGCCCTACCTCTACGCAACGCCCACCTTGTCAGAAGCGATTGATGCTCCTTGAGCGTAGGAGCCAGAGGCGGCGGATCGTCGATTCCTACTGGTGAGGCCGATAGCGCTTTGCGCGCAATGAATGCTTCATAGCTCATTGGTAATCACGCGACCCAGTGGTGCTTTCATCTTGTTGATCGTTAGTCGAATCTATCGACGGACTTTTGGAGCGGCCGTGTCGTTGCAAGACTCGGCCATTCGCAAGGCCTGTTCGAATCGAGCCAGCGCCTTTTCTTGTCGTAAGCGGCGAATGCGCATCGCATGCGGTGCACACCGCGCGTGTCAGATCCCACGATATCGGGTTAGCCATCGTCGGATCCCCATAGCTGAACCGGGATGCCGGTGGCCCTTTCTACGGATATGGCCCAGTCCACCGAAACACGATACCGCTCACTACTAAGCACGCGACTCGTGACACTGCGATCTATGCGCCAGCGCTCACACCATCGTGTGATGCCTTGGCCCTTTGCAATGCACTCCTGTAGGCGGTGCATGGCCTCTTGTCTGCCCATCGGTGAGTCACTTCTACCCGCCCGCACCGACCTGTGTCAATACGCACGGTGCAGATTGACACGAGCCATGTCTGTGAGGTACCAACGTGTGAGGCGCGCCACCTTTAAAGGAGGGCCATGGCTCATTACATGTCGTACTTCGATTGCGACTTTCTGTACGCATACCATCTCAAAGGTAGAGATTGCCCTGTTACGATCGTTCGCGTTACAGGCGGATACGTTACCGGAGTGAAAGGGAAGAAAAGCTCCAAGCTACTGCTGTACTTCAAAGGAAAGAAGCTACCGCTAGCGTGCAATAAAACGAATTGTAGAACGCTGGCGAGCATGTTCGGAAGCGATGCCGACGCATGGGTCGGTAGGACAATCGTGCTGTATCCAACAACTACAGAGATGAATAAAACTGTAGTGGACTGCATTCGCGTTCGTGGAGTTCCGTTCACAGAAGGCGAACAGATCAGTGGAGACATCGACGAATCGGCCGCCCCTCCGACACAGGAGAACGACACGTGAGACCGGTTGCGATAGTAGACCTGTCTTCCGTTCTGGTTCCGTACTGGTTCGCGCTACTGTCAATAGGACCTAACGTACCTACCGCCGCCGTAGCTAACGGAACGGTATGTACGCTAGATAGGATACTATACGGAACGAATTCGATCGTGTTCGTGTGTTGCGACGTGCCAGGCTATCCAACGTGGAGGAAGGCTGCATGGCCCGGGTAAGTCCAAACGGCCTCCTTGGCCGAGTGAGCTAGTTGCAGAGTACCAAGCTGCAATAGACCAGCTACGCAAGCGGTCTGGTCATTGCGTTCTGTCCCGACCCGGGTTCGAGGCGGACGACATAGCGGCCACCGTGCACGCACGAATCGGAGCTGAAACGATCATTATCATCACATCAGACAAGGATCTGATGGCGCTCGTTAACCCAAACACGAGCGTGTACGCTCCGAAGAAAAAGACGACCTACGACCTAGAGGGGGTCCACTCGTTCTTGGGAGTGTGGCCGCATCAAGTAACGGACTACCTGGCGATGGTGGGCGACTCTACGGATGGCGTTCCGGGAATCATGGGAGTCGGACACGCGACAGCTGTTCGCATACTCGAACGATTCGGTACGTTCAATGATGCACTCATTGCGTGCCAAGAGTGCCCCGCGAAGGAGCTAAGCATCAAAGCACGTGACCACAAGCTAGTGCTGACAGGGTGGAAGGATTTTGAATTCTGGAAGCACATCGTATCACTGCGAACCGACGTACCAATCAAGGAAGATGAGATTGAAATTGCGATATCTAAATGAAGACGGACGGCTGCACTTTTCGAGTCTGAAGCACATGTCAGACAGTGCGGCGCACTACCTCTACAACGTGAACAATCCTTCGAAACAGACCGATCCGATGCGCTTCGGTAGTCTGGTGCATGCGCTCGTACTCGGTGGATCATACGCTGTTTACAACGGCGAGCGCAGGGGTAACGCATGGGCGGAGTTCGCCGAACAGAACGATGGTAAACTCACAGTCGTCATCAAGGAGTTCACGCGAGCGAGCGCGGTAGCGGCCGGCATCCGTGAGAACCTGGCCAGGATGACTGTGGTCATCGACGGAAAGATCCGACCATGCACCGACTTGCTGATAGGCGAAACGGAGCGCGAGCTAGACTTCACGTTTCGGGGGACTCCAGCAAGGTCGCGCATCGACGTCCTAGGTCCGGGTCGCATTGTGGATCTCAAGACGACAAGCGACGCGCACCCACGGAACTTTCAATGGCACGGGCGGAAGCTGTACTACCATGCACAGATGGCGTTCTATCTCGAGAACACAAGCGCGAACTTTCCAGAGTACGAGAACGCATCAACGTATTTGATAGCAGCCGAAGTAGATCCGCCATTCGTGACCACGGTTCACCGGTACACAGACCGAGCCATCCGCAAAGGAAGGATGATGTGCGTGGCGTGGCACGAGCTTCTTGAAGGATGCCGACGTAGCGACAACTGGCCAGGCTATTCGCAAACGGTTTGCGAGTACGACATTGCTGACGAGGGAGAAGACGACGATGAGTAAAGTGGCCAGTGGAAAGCGGAAAGAGGTATGCGATGAGCATGCTCACTCGCAAGCATTGGCCACACTACGTTTCGAGCTATTCTACCTAATATGAAGGATGGCCAGATGAAGACATGGTGGAAGTCACTTCCGATAGAATGGCAATACCTTATTGCGTCAGTGAACGGGCGTTCGATGATGGGTCAGCCTGGCGTCCGAGACCCTGAGTACCCATGCGATGAGTTCGTTCCAGGGTTGCCAGGGAACGGACATTGTGACACCGACGGGCACTACATGTGCGCCGAATGCTCTGTGATGAGTCGACAGGCTGTAGAGTATCGACGCATCTAACGTCTTGACCGGATTCGATCCCATCTGGCCATGTCAGCGGCTGTTGTTACACCATCGCCATGGCAAACCTGGCACGTGAGTGTAACAACAGGATCGCTACCAGCGGTAATCGAACCATCGCCCTTGCAGTTCGGGCATTCAACAGGAACCTTGTCAGGTGGGCGGCGCGGAGTGGTAGGCTCGGTAATCGCGTCCGGCTGAATGCTAGGGGTAGAGTCCGTCGTTGACACAGAGTGCGGGAGTAGCGCGTTGCATACAAGGCAATAGAACGCATTGTTGCGCCGCGCTACTCTCCTACCCGGATGCAACGGACACTTCGGCCGCAATCACGCCTCCGAATGTGGTGCTAGCGTGTCGCGTAATGATTCGTCGGTGACAACCGCAACCAGCGCCAGAACGTTCGCGCGTTCCTCATCGTCCAGATCTTGCGCATGCTCGGCTATTCCTAGCTGAGCTCTTAGCATCTCTACGTCGTGTTTCGCTCTAGTGGGCACATCTTCTCTAGCCCACTTGGAGTCCAACATCTCCACGATCATCCTGTGCCAGTCGTGTGCGCGAACTGCTTCAAGCATTCGTGGGAACCCAATGGATCCCATGTTGAACACCATGTCAACCAGTACTAACTGCACTACTTCCGGCAGATCCGTGAACTCTGGAACCGATCGACTAGCCTCGATGATTGCCAGCTCCAGATCGACATTGAATATCCTATCGATCTGAGTTTCGGTAAGGTCCGCGTCTCCAGACCGAACAGCATCGTAGTCAGCACCTACAGCCGACAGTGATGCGCGTGCGGTACCTCGGTCTAGATTGCATCCGATTCCTACGGTTGGATGGCCTTTGCACGGTTGTCCGTCTGTTCTGATTCCGTGTCGGATAGGACTGCCATCCCTGTCGTCGTAGACGTGTGCTCTCCTTCCCTCGTGGAGCGTTTCCAGTTTGGCCGCTCTAGAGAACAGAACGGCAACGGCAATCGATGCGGCGGTAGCTAATCGCTTCACGGGTCGCCTTCGTTTTTGCAAACGTAGCCAGGCACATACCTGGTTAGAATCCACTCGACATCGGCGGGCGTCGTCGCGTTGGCAACCTCAGCAGCCCACACACCGGTCGGCATGGTGGCGTTGCATTGAACTCCGCACTCACCTTGCTTGTAGCTCCGCTGCCCCTCGCCCCAATGTTCGCATCCCAACTGCCCGAGCCTCGTGCACGCTTCGCAGCACGGGGGAAACGTGGAGCCTGGAGCGTGAGGGACTGAGCACTCCCTGTCGACATACTCAGGGTGAGGGAACAGGGAAGCGTCCGAGGGGTCGTTGGGTACCGGCACTACAGTGCAGTCCGGAACCGCTGCAGCCACGGCAATCGCGACAGCGAAAAGCGCGCGGATCACGGTGCACCTAGGCAATCTAGGCACTTCGAGAGCGCCTCCAAATTGGTCGATTCCGAGGCGCATTTGGCCTTTAAAACGACCAGGCCGTGCTTGCGTCCAACCCTACACGCCTCGGTCCAAGTGCCGCTGTCTGGCTTTCGAAGGCGGCAACCGAGGGCAGTTGCTCGGGCGAATGCGGACCCGCACACGTCCGAATCGACCCATAGCGGGATGACAGGAGGGCCGCTGTCTACTATGCCACCGCCGGCATCCAGGATGCCGCCTGTGCCTGTCGATCCTCCGGACCCACCAACCGACCCATCCACCCCCCCGTCCGGCGTTACCGCCGACGGTGGGCATGCCAGGATGCCCATTGCGAAGATAGCCGCGCCAAATCGTCTCATGCTTACCCTGCCTTTCTCGCGTCCGGAACGCCTGTAATTGCCAGCACGTCCGAGCATCCACGTTCGAGCGCCGGCCATGTCACACGCCAGCATCCGCGCAGCAGGTCATCCGATTGGATTCCCCACGCCCCGAATGCACCGCGGTAATCGTCCCACCAATTGTCAACGATGGCACAATCCACATCTTCCGCCGAGACAATCGTAACACAATGATTCAGTCCCGTACGAGACAACGATGTCACGATACCGTTTCCGGGATCACTGTCAGCAATCCCGTCGGCGTTGATTGCCAGTATGACAGGGTGTCCAGCGCGATACAGTTCACGAACTGTGTTTCGAAGGCCATTCCATGTCCAGTCAACAGAAAGGAACTGAAGACCTCGTGCATCGAACGCTGTCAGGATTGCGTCCGAGTTTGGAGGATTCGACACCATAGCATCCCAGTCTGTGCGACCGGATGCCGGACCTGGCCAAGACTCCTCGGGAATGAGGCCTACCTCATTGCATGCAGCAAGAGCCATCGCCGGGTAAGCTCCAATGTCTCCAACAACAGACAGATCGATATCCTCTGGAGTAAGCGACGGATCCTCTGTGATTGTTTCGGTAGCACGGACAATCCCATACGATGCCACGTCGGACATCATGAAGGGATTTCCGTAGTGGATCGCGCTGTACATCTGCACCGCTCGCTTCAGCGCAGAAAGCACGCACATTCCGATCTGTCCCTGAAACACTCTACCTGACCTGAACGCTGTCAGATCACTGTTCGGAAGCGATACCTTCGGATCGCGTAATGCTCTCAAGTGCTGCGGGTAAACAGTTCCTTGTGGGTCTGGTCGATACCCTAGCCTTCTTACGCTCTCCACGTTACGACCTCCGTTGGTGCGCTAGAGATACGATAGCAGGAACGTGGACCACTACATCGGATCGTAATCTTCCGCTGGTGCGCGCTCTCGACAACAGTGGAGACACGATTGACGATACACGATCGTACGCGGCAATGAAGTCTCCAAAGATAACTAGTAGAGATGTCTCGTCGGTAATCTTCACAGCACCGTCAAGCGCGGTATTGACCGCAATCAAAAGTGCGTTGCACCGTTCGAAGTCAACCAGAATCTCGTTGCGAACGTCCGCAGGTACGTCGGTTAGCACATCGAGCGCGGCCGTAACCTTCTCTCGAAGATTGGCTACCTCGGTGCGTGCGTCCGACGTGTACTCTCTCGCCTGATCTGCAAGCTGGTGAACACTCTGGAGCGCCGAACATCCACTTGCGGCTCCTAGGCCCATAGATATGCCAACGCCGATCATCAGGATGGTAATCGTCGACTTTGCCTGTTCCAGAATAGATGCCGCGCTCGCGCCGCCCATGATAATTTCGAACAGCTGTTCACAGAAAGCCGGCCCACTTACCTGAAGAAAGCTCGACACGGACGTGTCGAACGACACACCTGTCTTCATTGTGGAAATGATGCTGAACCCGGCACCGCACACAAGCACGATTAGCATTCGCCATTGCACGGGAATCGTGCTCAGTTTCGGGTAGTCCTTGCTGAACGCCCTACTGAGCGTAAGCAGGAACATTCCAGAAAACACCAATACCCACGATTGACTGCTCATACGATTGATCCTTTATCGAATCAGTGCGGCCGATCCGCACTGAGAACCTTTGCCGGCGGCGTACGCGCTACCGACTAGACCTATGACTGCCAACGCCAGAGCATACCGGAACCGTCGTCGTTCCGCCAGCGTTTCCCTCTGTCTGTTCAGTTGCTCTTGAAGCGCCTTAGCCCGCTCCTCATCGCGAATCGATTGGCGTAACGCTGCTATCTCTCGCGTCGTGCTCTCGGTAAACTGTGCAAGCAAGCATTCAATAGCCTTAGATTGGCGAGCTTGCTCATTGGCTACAGTTTGCATTGTGGCTGTGAGTGCATCGAACCGCTCGCCAAGTGCCTCGCGAGCGCTAGCATACTCTTCAGACAATTCAGATATAGTAGTCTCAAGAGTTGTCACTCTGGCCTCTAGAGCGGTGTGCCAGCTGAATCCTGGGCTCATGAGTTCCTACCTTCCACCCCTGTTGCATACTTGCGAGTCGAAGGTGTCATACTCCTCGTCTCTCCCGTTAGGTACCGATGCGAGGATACAACGAAAGGCGTCCGTTGTGCACCACCTTTCGTGTGGTCTAGCGACTGTCCAGTTACGTGACGCTGAATGTTACCACGTTCGACGAGAATGTGGTCATGTCATCAATGATCCAGTACGTATATGATCCTGTCTGTGAAGATCCGTTGGAAACCCAAGTAGTCGAGAATGCACCGGTAGCGTCCGCGGTTACAGAGACTGCTGTCAGCTCAACAGTGTTAGGCTGTTTGATGTGCACATGAGCCGTTCCTCCTGGAGTGACTCCCGTTCCAGACACTGTGAACGTGGCACCTTTCGCTCCAGTGCTTGGAGATACGGCAGCGGTTGACATCCAGTGAATAAGCTTCTGTAGACCCAGCTTCGGCCCGATCTCGTACACAGTGGACATGTCCAGAAACATAGCGTCCGCACCATTGAATCCGACACCGTTGCGACTCACTGTTAGGTACGGACGGATAGTACCCTCAGAATCTCTGGATGCAAACACGTGCTCGCATGCTTGCACTGATCTAGGGTTCGTGAAATATGCAATAGAACCAGAAGGATGTCCGGTGCTTCCGTACAGTTGTGCGATTATTCCACCTGGATTCTTCGACGTCTGTGCGGTGAGCCATGTCTCTAGATGTCCAAGCGTTAGGTCTTTATACTGTGCATCTGGAGCTAGAGCAGACAGAACGTTCCCTTCAATCGCAAGGCCTGTACCTGTTATTGTGTTAGACTCAGGAGCAGAGGATCCTCCTGGGCCTTCATTCGCAATAAACGCTGCATTGTATGAAACGTTCTCCTTCCCAAAGATCCCTCGGTTGAATGAGTTTGCGCCAGCGAATACTGCAACAGCGCCTCCTGTAATGCGTAGCGTGTCACTGCTAGCAATAGCCATCAACGCGCAAGCGCTAGAATAGTATCCTAGTGCACTAGGTCCTGTGAGTCTAACTCCGTCCGAGTTGTCTGCGTTGCTGTTTTGCAGATATAGAGAAGCTAGTAGTAGACCGCCACCGCGCGCCTCTACCCATGCTGTCGGGTTCCCTTCCTCGTCGACGTCACTGTTTCTAACACCAGCACCCATATCCCCAGCCCAGTACCCAATAAGAGATCCTTGCCAGTATCCAATGGGTCCGGTGTTTACTCCGGCTTTGCGTGCGCACCTAGGATTGCTTAGAAGTCTACCATGCTCGCTAGCGATGTCCGAGATCTGCCAGCACTGACCAGGTCTGAAGATGTCGTTGCCCCAGAATCCGGAGAACCGACAATGGTCAATCGCGACGCCGTTAGCGTACGCCAAAACAGGACCTTGGATGCCGTAGCGCCCACCGAACCCCTCGAACTCGCACTGTGAGATGGTGGAGAATATTGTTCCGTCAATCAGCAACGAACATTGACTGCTTGTGTTAAAGCACGAGATTGTGCACTGGTCTATGCGCATAGATGCCGCGTCCCCTCCGGCAGTGCTACCGTCTCTAGGGTAGAACGCTCGCGAAACGATCTCTACCATCGGTCCAGTGTGGTCCGGGTTGCACGATCGAACCATAAGGTTCTGTACCTTAACAAGACCCCCAGAACCGATACTAAGAACCGGCGAATCAGGGCTACATCCAACTAGCACAGCTTCACCAGAGATGCCCCTGAGTTCAAGCCGAGACGTGGATCTGTCGATTCGAACAGTTCCGGCAATCATATACTGTCCGTAATTCAACCAAACAGTGGTCCCTCCACCGTGAGGCCTCCAGTAGTTTCCGGTAGCTCCACCTGCCTTGGCATCAATTGCCGATTGCAGCATGGGCGTGTTGTCTGTTCCGTATCCGAATCTTACACCACTTGACACGGAAGCGCCAACAGTCGAGACACGGATCGTGTGTGCATCGATCACGGCCTCTATAGTGGTCACAATCGACGTTGACCTATATAGCGTGGCGCCAGACCCGGATGAATCAGGCTCGTTGGTGTTGTATACTTCGCACAGGTGAACCAACAGATTGGACGCTATGTACGTCTGGTATGTTGTTCCGCCAGTTACCGACGTAGCAACTTGTTGACCTTGCGTGAGTTGAGTCACGAACGATGTTCCGGACCCGTGGACCTTCATCTCATAGGCTACGGCTGTAGCTCCAGAGATTGCGTCGGTAGCATCTGGGACGGTACCCCAAGCTGTCTCTATAGCTATGTGATGCGAGTCGGAAGCTGGTGCAGCTACGTAGTAGAACTTACCGTTGATTCGTATTCGTTGCTGTCTATACAACGTTGCGAAGTTGGTGGATGAGCTGCCTACTAGCGTGCCTGACCCCGCGGTGATAGTGACCGTACCAGCTATCGCTGTTGGCCCCGTCACCGTCACGGTACCTGTGGCAGGGTTGCTCGGAGATACGAAACAGATCGTCTTTCCTACATCATCAGGAACGAAAGAAGCTTGCTGAGATGACAAGGTTCTTGTGCTCGCCACAACTACGCCATCTGCGTATTCTTTGAGGTCAGGAACTAGACCATACCTGTCAGCGTCGCACCTTCCGGACGGGTGGTATCTCCAATCAAGCGGAGTAGATCCAACGGTAGACTCTGCAATATTCGCTAGGTACAGCTCTGTGTTCTTGTACAGGGTGCCTCCGCTAATATGCACCCTGACTCCTGGAGACAGCTTTGAAGCTATCGGCATCTGAGGATCGTATCCCCATGCGCCTGTAGAAACTACACGAACTCCGTCGTTGTCGCCCACTCGAAGAACGCGAGTCCCTTCCTTTATTACTAATCCGTCGATATCGGCCGGTTCTCCGAATGCCGCTACAGGCTGCATTGAAACAACATCAGCGAAGTAGACGGTAGAATTCGATGTTATCTGACCGGCTTCAGCGGAGATCTCCACTATCGAATGAGCTCCCTCGAGAATTGCCGCCCAAGTGAGTCCTGACTTGAGTCGGATGACTGTCGGAGGAGTTCCGCCGTGTTCGTCGATCGCCGTGATGCGCTGACCGGTAGAGTCTTCTATATGAAGTACGCCAGTGAGTAGGGGCATTGTGTTCCTTTAGAAAAGCGGTCGCCGACCCATGTGGATTATACGCACGGAAGATCCACGAAAGACAGTGACACCTTGCGCTCCGCCTGTGCTCATGGCGGTCAATGCGAACTTGTAGCTAGTAAGACTCGAGTCCTCTATGTTGATGTACATTCCAGGAGGAGACTTAGGATAGTTTGGCTTAACGTCTCCGTCTGTTGAGT